GATAACACGACCTTAGCCAATAGCGGCGGCTACATGGCGCTGATAAATTTCAACACGTCAACTACGGCTATTCAAGGCGCTGTGCCGCTCACGGCGGCAAACAACTGGTGTTTCGTTCCGTATACGAACGCTACGGGAGAAGTTGGCACAGAAACGCAAGTTTGGCCGGCGTTTCAGGTGCGCGCTAACGCTACAACGCCGGGTCAAGGGGTGACGAACGCCTTAGCGCTTTGTTGCAACTCCGACATCCCGCTCGCCGGCACATTTGCGGTGAATATTCTCGGATCCCTGAGCTACACATACATCAATGTCGGTACGCCGTTCGGAGCAACTCAGCTAGGGCTTGGGGCATACTCTGCGGCGAATTTCGGGCTGTTCATGTTATGGCAGTAAGCACCGTCGTCCCTCTGAATAACGGCCTAGGCGCCGCGCCCATTGTGACGGCGCTCGCTCCGCTGCCGGCTATAAATACGTCTGGGGGATCCCCGATAGCCCTCGGGGCTGTGATCCCTATAACCCCGCTGCCAGGGAATGTGTTCGGAGCAAGCTCAGCTATGTGATTTGCGCCATACCGATCATCCGTTTACACTCACGACCATATAGGGGATTACCATGCAGAACCGTGCCGCTCGATTCGGACCAGCAGCCATCACTTCGACTGGCGCTACCATCCTGAACTGTGCTCTTACTTCAAATTCAGGGACTACTGGATTCTCTAGCCCGACCGGCGCGCTCGTCGCGCTGTACATCCTTCTAACCCATATTCGCGTCGTGAACACGACCGCCGCGGCGATCACCGTGAGCATGTTCATTGGTACATCGGCGGTCGCGAGCACATCGGCCCTGGCATTTGCCTTCAACGGCTACTCCATCGCAGCGAACAGCTACGTGGACTGGTACGGCCGCGTGCGCTTGGATGCTGCTGACTACCTTGGCGCTTACGCTTCTGCTGCCAGCCTTACGTGGCAGGGCGAAGGCGAAATCGGGCTGAATTAATGGATACGAAGGAACTGTCTCGGATTCTGGAACTTGCCGTCAATGCCCCTATTGGCAGCTACGCCGATGCATTGCAGCATAAGCCCCTGATCGACAAGTTCGTCGGGCTTTTGAATCAGGTCTCCAAGGGTGCCCGGATTGATGCCCTGTCCGAGAAAGAGGCTGCATTGGTAGACGCCATGCGCCGGGGCATGGCGTGTATCGCACCAGGAAACACAGGACCCGCGGCGCACGCCGAGGGGATCGTACCCGCAGGGCAGACTCCGTCATCGGAACTGCTGTCTGCCGCTTCGGAGTAACGTATGGCTTTCACGAATCTTCACATCTCAGAATTCTCCGATCTTGGCACCACGCAGAGCGGCGACGCGGCTGTTCCGTGCCTGCCGGCAGACGGCAATCTGGCGAATCAGACCCTTGCGGTCACTGGTACTTCAGCAAGATCTAACGCATTCCAGTCGGCGTCTCCGTCGTCTTTCTCCGGCACACCTAACCAGTCTAACGGCGCTCCGATTTCGCAAGGCACCAAGTGGGTACTGCTGTACGCCGACATCGCCATGTCGATTGCCTTCGGCACGGCGCCGGTTGCAGCTGCGGGCGGGTGGTACATGCCGGCGGCTTCTTCGCTCTTGGTGCGGGTTCCTGCGAACCAGAGCTGGAAAGTGGCGGCGATTACGGACGCCACGTAATGCTCGGGTTTGACGCCACGGATTGGTTCATCCTTGGCTTCGTGGTGTGCGCTGGCGTCTACCTGCGCTTCCACCCAAGCGACGTGAACTACATGACTTTTTGCGGGTTGGCCGTGCTGTGGCACGGACTCCGCGTGTATGACCAGAAACGACCGGATGCCTGATGTTTGCACTGTTCGCATTGATCCCGGCTAAAGACTGGCTGTATTGCATCGCCATCGCGGCGCTGCTGTGCGGCGCGGGCTGGTATACGCACAAGGAACGGGTCTATGGCGAAGCGCACGAGCTGGCTGCGTTGCAAAAATCTTCAGCAGAACTGACCAATGCGAACGCCTCAAAGCTAGCCAAACAAGCCGCGGCTGATGCCGCCAACCTCGACGCCATTGAGAAATCCCATGCGCAAGCCCTTACTGCTTCCAATGCTGCTACTGCTGCTCTCGCTCAGCGCCTGCGCAACTACGAAAGTGCCGCTCGCCGTAGCGCTGCCGTGTCGCGTGGTGCCGCCCCCGCCAGCGGATCTAATGTCGCCGCCGGCCAGTCCGACGGCGTTGACCAAGCTGTCAGCGGTATTATCGTCGCAGCCGGATCCGACGCTGCCAAAGTAATAGCGCTCCAGAAGTACATCTCCACGGTGTGCCTCAAATGAGTGAAGTAACAAACGACTTGCTCTATCAGACGCTGCTTGACATCAAGGGAGACATCGGCGGATTGAAGTCGTCTTCGGACCTGCACCTTGCAGCGCTGCAAAACCATGCGGGGCGGATAGGGGCGCTTGAGGGTACATCCGAGCGCCAAAAGGGCGCCGCCAAGGTATGGGCGCTAATGGCCGCAGGCGTATCGGCGGCGGCATCTGGCATCGTGGTAGCAGCAGTCTCTCACTGGATCAAGAAATGAGCCGGGTGCTTTCCGCAGCTGGCATCGCGTTCATTCAAGGGTTTGAGGAGCTTCGGCTGGTCGGCTACGCGGATGAAGGAGGAGTGCCTACTGCCGGCTACGGCCACACCGGCCAGGGTGTAAACGTCGGGGAGACCTACACCCTCGGGGATGCGCAGTGCTGGTTCGAGAGCGACGTAGAGCACACTGAGCAGGTCGTCGACGGCACCGCGCCGCTCGCCTGCACACAGAACCAATTCGATGCGCTGGTGAGCTTCGCGTTCAACGTGGGGGTCGGCGCATACCTGCACTCGACCCTGCTCAGCCAGTTGAAGGACGGCGACATGGCTGCCGCCGCGGCACAGTTCCTGGTATGGGATCACGTGGATGGGGAAGCGTCTGACGGGCTTCTGCGGCGTCGGCAGGCCGAGCGCGCGCTGTTCTTGGGTTAAGTAAAACTCTTAGGAGGCTCTAGGAGCGGTTTTTCGCTCTAAGTCGGGCCGCCATAGCCCTAGGCGATTCGACGTGCCAGCGGAGCCTGTAGCGACGCGCGGAGGCCTTCAGGGCGACAAGCGGGGCTAGGTCCGCCTTGCTGACCAAGAAGAAGTAGATCCCCTGCCAGCGCCAACCGTGGTCGGGCTCCGTGCGCATCCCATAGCAGCGGTCGTGGATGAAATGCGCGGCCTCGTGCAGCGCTATCGCCTTGTTCTTGAGCTCCTCGATGAAGGCGATGTAAGAGCCGTCCGGGTGGCAGTAGGAATACGCCGTGGTGCCCTTGTACTGGCGCACGGCAGGCGGCTTCAGACCATAGGCGGCGCAGGCTAGGTGAACCAGCTCGCGGCACTGAGGCAGCGTCAGGCGCCGCTCATTCCACTCTGGCCACGAGCCCTCCCATGCGTAGATGCCACGAGCCCATGGGTCGCGCCGCTTCTTCACGTCACCCACCCTTGGGGATGCTGACCCAGTCCTGCGCCTTCACCTTATGGCCCGGGTCGACGTACACAGGCATCGAGTATGTGATGCCATAACGAGCGTTGGTGATCCACAGGTTCTGTGAGGGCTTCTCGAAGGAGAAGTTGTTGGTGTAGGCGTACTCATCGTAGCCCTTGAGGCATGAGTTGACGATCAGTTTGTTCAGCGCGATGCGTTGGTGCCAGTGCCCAATGACCATCGTGTCGTAATCCATCCCGATCTGCGAGCTGCGCGAGCGCTTTTTGTGGTCGCCGCGCATGACGGGTCCGAGACATCCAATCATCGAGTCGCCGCCGCGGAACTGGTCGCCGTGGGTCAGCAGGTACTTGTGGTCATAGACGCGGTAGTGCGCGTCGCTCGCCTCGGGGATGTAGAACGTGACGCGCTTGTCGTGCTGCATGGCGCGCGCGAGGAACTGGTAAAGCAGCCAGTCGAAGGAGGTATGATTGCGCCCCTTCGCGTAGATCTTCATCGTGTCCCGACCATGGTTTCCAGACACACAGGGCAAGAAAACCGCCCCGAAGGCATCAGCGAGCGTGCGGATGGCGGGCACCAGCTTGTCCACAAGATCGAGCACCGTGGGCAT